ATGTACTTACAAATCGTGATGCTGCGCTGACAGCAGCGTTAGCAGGTCAACAAATTAAAGCAACGGCGATCCAAATCTAATGGCTACTACAACAAATAAAGCTTGGCAGAAAGATTCTGATACTACCGCTATCGATCAAGATGCCTTCATCAACGCATTTCTCGATGATCTTGATTCGTCACTGTTTGGTATTGGTGCAAATAGCGCCAAGCCGGGATCTCCAGACGAAGGCGATACGTTCTATGACACGGATGCGAGTCGGTTTATTAAATATAATGGCTCTGCGTGGGTTCAACTCATGCCCGATGTTGCGAACGCTATCGACAGTGATCATTATGTAGACGGTTCGATAGACACCGTTCACTTATCCGCAGATGCCGTTACCGGAGCTAAGATAGCGGACGACGCAATTGACTCTGAGCATTACACTGACGCCTCAATTGATGCGGCTCATATTGCATCGAGCGCTGTCACCACAGCTAAGGTTAACGCAGACGCTATCACGGGGGCCAAGATCGCTGATGATGCGATTGATTCTGAGCATTATACTGACGGAAGCATAGATGCAGTGCATCTAGCCGGGGACGTTATCTCGGGATCTAAAATCGCAGATGACGCAATTGATAGCGAACACTACACGGACGGATCGATTGATGCGGCACATCTCGCTGGGGACGTTATATCAGCTTCTAAAATTGCGGACGATGCGATTGATTCTGAGCATTACGCCGATGGTAGCATTGATAATGCTCATATCGCAGATGACGCAATTGATAGCGAGCATTATGCTGACGGAAGCATTGATAATGCCCATATCGCTGATGATGCGATTGATAGCGAACATTATGCCGATGGCAGTATTGATTCGGCCCATTTAGCCGATAATGCCGTAACGCTAGCGAAGACGGCTCACGGTACACAAGGGGGCATCCAGTACTATGCGGGGTCAGGCGTGCCGTCTGAACTTGCCGCCGGAACGTCTGGCTACTTCCTCAAGACGCAGGGTACGTCAGCCAACCCGGTATGGGCTTCAGTTGCCGCAGGGCCATCACAGGCTGATCAGGCCGCGCTAGAGGGCGAGACCAATGAAGACACTTACGCCCCGCCGGATTTGATTAAACACTCACCGGGCGTAGCGAAATTCTACGGAAAAAGTAATTATGCCGCAACCGTTCAAGGCACGGCCTATAATTTAACCAGCACCACGGATGGCGGTACGGGTCTCATCACGTTCACCATCGCCACTGACTTCTCTAGCGCGAATTGGGTGGTATCAGGAATTACAGGCACTGGATATACACGCACGGTTAATACTACGGCGGGGGGCGTTGCCGCAGGAGCAGTTGATTTCCGAGTAACGGATAATAATGGAACGTTGAGTGATGGGGACTACTTTTACTGCGTGGGACATGGAGATCAGTAATGCCAGATAAGCGTATTGTTTTTATCAACCCAGACACTAATATACTTAATGTTGTTAGTCCGGTGTATCAGAGCATTGAGCAGGGATTTTATGCAGATGAAGAAGAGCTTCTTGACACCTGTGTAGAGCGGAATGTTCCAGCGGGTGTCGCATATCGTATTATCGAAGCAAACGAGATCCCCACACATCGACTATTCCGTAACGCATGGTCAGATGATGGGAATGATGTTGTTGTTGATATGGCTGAAGCCCGTGGCATTCATATGGATGACATTCGTATTGACCGTGACAAGGCATTGTTAGAATTAGACATCACGTTTATGCGAGCCGTCGAGGACGGTGACACCGACGAACAGGACGCCGCAAGTACGGCAAAGCAAGCGCTGCGTGACATACCAGAAACTTTTGACCTCTCCTCTGCCTCGACACCCGAACAACTAACAGTTCTCTGGCCTGATGATTTAGACCGATCCGATAATTAATTGTGAACGGTAACGAACGAACGGAGATTATTGCGCTCACTAAGCAATTAGCGGAATTTCAAGTCGCTGTAACCAAGATAATTGTTCCGAGGGAGGAAATAGATCGAAGAGAATCCAATTTACGTGATAGAATATCATCAAGCGAAAACCGTGCCATGCGGTGGGCCGTCAGTTTGGGAGTCCTTAACTTAGGCGGATGGGCATCCTTAGCATGGATGTTAGCCTCACAATAATATACAAAGGAGGTCATATGCGAGAATGTACATGTGGCAGTGCAGCAGCCCGTAAAAATAATGTATTACTTAAGCGATGGTTTAAGGGAGCCTTTGCGTCAGCGCTTGTTGCCGCAATCCCGGCCATCCAGATCGCTTTGGAGTCGGCAGACTTTAGCAACCTCGTCGGGCCGAGCGTGTCGGCTCTCATTGTGGGAATTTTACTGGCAGCGGATAAGGCGTTCCGCTGGAGACAATAAGTGTCGTTCCGCATTGCGGTTGTATCGGACACACATCTAGGATCTAAGTTCCAGCAACTCAGCGCACTCCGTAAGTTCTTACGGTTCGCTAAACGCGAAGGTGCCGAGGAGATATTACACGTCGGTGACCTTTTTGAAGGGCGTATGAGCCACAGAGGGTCAGAATTTTTACGGTTCTTGGATTCTGCGGATGAAATGGTCGATTATGCTGTAGCCAAGTATCCCGACACTGGACTGAAGACTTCAATCATTACCGGGAACCATGACATCTCTCTCATGAAAGAGAGTGGATACAATCCGGTTCGAGCAGTTTGTAAGCAGCGTGATGACTTTAAATTCATGGGCAATGACGAAGCGTTCGTCTCCATCCACGGAGTAAAGATTCGTCTATACCATCCGGGTGGAAGTCCGGGGCTTGCTAAAAGCTATCGGGCACAACAAGAGATCTGGAGGAACGAAATTACCCCTGACATCTTGCTTGTCGGACACTTTCACTTCTTCAACTCGGTGTATGAGAAAGGAGTCACCGGCGTTAACGCTGCGTGTTTCCAATCTCAGACACCGTATGAAAAGGGGAAGAACCTCCATCCAAACGTAGGTGGCGTGTTGTTAGACATACACAACAACAAGCGTGTAGGCGTTACTTACGTCCCGTACGATCCTTTGAATTCGGACTGGTAGTTAAGCTACGGAGAAGTTTTCCCATGCAGCCTCTTGTGCCGAATAACTCGCGACTTGCATAACAATTCGCGCATTGCCCGGTTTGCCTAAGCTAACAGGTTCTCCCAGTTCGAACATCTTAAGGAACTCATCCGCTTCATCACGATCCTTGAAATTGACGACAATCTCTTTTGTGGTTACCGTGTGCGTTGATGCGGATTTACTGGGTACGATCTCAGGTTCGATAGGTTCCGGGTCTTGTGGGAGCGTAATTCCATCTGTCACAGGCACTGGAAGCTTTAATGCGCCTTCAGTATCTGGTTCATACGGAAGCTCTGATCCTGCGCGACGTTTTCTAGCCTGTGCTTCCTTTAACCAATCACTAATATGAATGGAATCCTCTGGTGTCCACTCGGCATCGATCTCAAAATTTCGTCCGGCCTCAGCCAATAAACTTACTGCGAGTGTTGGAGTGAATCCATGCGACATAGCGATCTCAGAGAACATCGTAAGAACTTTCGTTTCTGAGGATTCCATAGCCTGTTCCTCAGTCATACCTTTTACCTGTGCAGCAAATTCTTCCGCAGTTACTTGCGTATCACCGCCACCACGCAATTCAGCGATAAGGTCACTCTCATTAATCATGTTGCCTCCTGTTAGTTAAGGCTGTGTGTACAATCGCTACAGCATCTTTAGGGTTATCGACAACACGAGCGACACCTGCGCCGCTATCGTTGAGTTCCTTTAGTGTGTAGTCTTGAATCTTTGTTGTCTTTCCTGTTGATGTTTTTACTTCGAACGCGAAAAAAAGTCCCTCACAGCCGCCCAAAATATCCGGTATTCCGGCTCGTGTGATAGCAGACCCATGATACTTAACCCACCATCCACCCACCTCCGATTGGAGGTGGCGGATAATGGATTGTTGGAGACGAGTCTCTGGATTAGACACCCAGTGACGAGAACTCTTCAATAAGCTCTTCTGTCTTACCCCACGGGCGGTGATCGACGAAGCGCTTAATCTTAGACTCTAACTGTCCCTTGACAGTCTCACCCTGACGGTTCACCCAGTCACGACCAACTTCTGCTGTCAGTACAGCCCCAACGTGCTTTCCATTTGCGGAAGACCACGGAACGGCTACCTGTTGTCCTTCAGGGTATTCCATACCATTGAGCGCTTCAGCGAAACTACGTTGGAACCAGTACGATGCTTCAGAATCTACGAACGCCGAAGTAAGCTGCGTTCCGACATGCTCTTCAGCGCCTACCGGACCATCGACAATCTCGAACGTGGCAATTACGCCTTCATTGCCCGAGTTAAACTTGCGCTCCTCTGAATCAATAATTTCCAACTGGTAGTTCCCATCAGGAACGATAGGTCTGCTGAATCCAGATGACCCACGCTGGCTATCCTTAGACTGAAAACTACGATCACTTGCTGGCACGAGTGCCCTCCAATGCTTGGACGATCTTCGTCCATGTGGGGTCATCCATCCTTGCGGGAAGACGACCTGATCTATCTTTTGCGGTGATGACGGGCTTCTCTTGGAAGTCCAATCGCCGCTCCCAACCTCCGCCCTCAGCTTTCACAAGCGTCAAGCGGCCTATAACAGACGTGATTCGGTTAATCCCACGCCATACAGAGTTCACAAATTCTGGTCTGACCTCTGAAATCGTCTTCTGTGACCAGTTTTCTCCGACACCCTGATAGTCGATATGCTCATGTGCAGTGACAATGAGTGTCACGTCACGCTTTTTCAACTCTTGAAAATGCCTAACCATCATATCACGTACAACCTTATAATGGTTGCCAAAATCCTCATGGGCACCCAATTTCACGAGTGCCTCTCCAGCAAGCATCTCCTGTAGGGTGGACCCTGTATCGTACGCAATGACATCATAGTTCTCAGCGTTTCCAGCTTCGAGCCACTCAGACAATCCATACCACTCTTCGAGTGTGTTGAGTCTAACGGTGTCGATAGGTAGCTGGTCAAGAGTTTCCGCACCGCCGAAATCACAATCAATCAATAGTACTTTCTTACCTGCGCTATGTACGGTTCCAATTAAATGTGTTTTACCCGCGCCCGGTTGTGAGTACACGACGAATAGCCGATGATACGATTGACTATTAGCCTTAGTAATTGTCGGGGCTTCTCCTCGTGGTGCTCCCGGAGTTTCCGGCGTAGCAGCCTCGACTTCACTCTGTGGGACTGGCATCTGCCCTCCTTATATACTTAACGAGATTTGCTTGTATGGTAAATACAGGCACACCATCGTTGAACACTTCTACAAACGTTGCGTCACCGTACTCGTTGATCACACATCGTTGACCCTCGATTTCAAACGGCTCGCTTTCTTCTACACCATAGACCCTATATGTGTGTGTCTCCCCCTCATTAGGCTGGCGCATGGTAACGATCCCAATAGTCGCTTTTCTCGAATTGTCGTAGTTCCTCTTTAACTAGATCTTCATCTCCCTGTAACTCAGCCCCACAGATACCCTTGAATTGACATGAGGGGCAGGTAAATGGTCCCACAGATCGCGGGAAAACATTTGCTTTAGTCGCGGCATTGATGAACGAATTTGTAGCCCTGATATCTCGTAACGCCGTCTGAATAATATTCGGTGTCATACGGATGACGCGCCTGCGAAAAAATGGACTGGGCTTCAAATTTAAGTCCGTAATCTGCCTATCATA